CAATGACTGCGGAAGTGTTGTTGCTCGCATCACAGATCACCTTGAAGTCGGTGATTCCTCTTCTTGCCTGCACATCACGAAGGAATGGCTCAACCATGCTTCTGAAGTGCGATCTGGTGAACTCGTCATTCTGCTCGAACAACTGGTACTTGGCAGCAGTCGAGATTGCCTTCTCAAGCACGATGAACAGACGACGGACGTTGAGTCTGTCGAATGCTGATGGCTTGGACAGAAGAGTCTTGTCTCCGAAGAGAACTGTTCCCTCTCCTGGGAAGCTGACCACTGGGTTCACCTGATCACGATAGAGGTTGTCGCGGTTGGTCTTCGATGGGTTGAAGGCAAGCTTAACCACACCACGGACCTGACCACGGTTGAAACCTGCTGGTGAGAACCAAGTCTCGCTTGCTTCGTCCGAGCGGACTGCAATACCAGCGACGTCACCGTTCAGAGGTACCCAACGATACTTGTCGTTATAACGGTCGTATTGGTACTTCCATCCTGAATCGAGGAAACCATATGAACTGTTGACGTTGAAAGCAGTTGCAGTTCTGAAATCTAGAACGTTGGCTTCACAAGTGCTCTGGGTGATAGGCGAACCGTTTGACAGAACATCACCCTCTTCAGGTGAGCAGAATGCAACGCAATCTTTGCGTACTTCTGCCAGTTCAACCACTGCCTTAGCGGTTGCACCAGAAAGTGGACCACAGATCAGCACGTTGACGTCTACTGTGTCTGGATCACTGAAAAGGCCATAACCAGATGAGTTGCCAGTAGCGGTAACTGTTCCGCTGTTAGCACCAGTTCCACCAGAAAGTGACACTGAGTATCCACTGGTTGACCCACCGCTGCCATAGTAAACGTCGAACGTTCCACCATCGCCGTCTAGTTCGGCACCCCATCTTAGATTACCTCCACAAACGCCGTGGGCATTGAAACCACCATCTAGTTCTGGATGACCAGTAGCATAGATGTATTTGGAGGATTCGTTGATTACTGTCCTATAATAGTTTACCGTTCCGTCGCTATTCTTGGCATTCGATGCCTTTGACACTCCGTCAAAGACTTCAAGCACAGTTCCAGCATTCCCAGAGATGAGTCCATCTTCGTCGATTACTGCCACATTCAAGAGGTCATAGACTGCGTTATCACTGGTGACACCAGTGAGAGTCTTTGCCCATCCTGAAACGTTTGGCAGTTTGGTCTGGAAGTTACCCGCGTAGGTCCATGAGTTGTAAGCACTTGCACTGACACCCTCGGATGAATCGCCCAGTCCGTTGTCTCCAGTTGCAGCACCACCATCGTGCCACACGACTCTCAGCGAGTTTCCAAGCGCTCCTGGGTACCTTGCGTGCCAACTGAGGAATGACTCACCAGCATCTGAGGAAGCACCCACCGAGGACACTGCAGCATCGATTTCGTCTTCATTCTTGATCAGTGAGTGGCTGGAATCAGCAGCAGAAGGTCCAGCAGCGTTTAGGGCCTCACTGCTACTACCGACTACTCTGGCGACCTTGAGGTTGTTTCCATACCCAAGGAAGTTTGCTGCTGAGAACCATTCCTTGTAATTCGTATCAGTAGGGGTGCCGAACAGGGCGGCAAGGTTGTTTTCACTGTCCACTGTCACAAGCTTGTCCGCTGGTCCCCATTCAAAGTGACCTGCGAAACCAGCTACTGTTGTCGACACTGCTGGGATGATGCTCGAGAGGTCAACCTCTCTGGTCACTACCCCAGGGCTTACTTGAAATGCCATATCAGATCTCCTGAAAGTTGCGGGCTACAGGTTATTTATTTAAAAAAGACCTTCGATGCCTATGGTCTCATCATCCTCCCCGAACCACACATCCCCTTCCGAGTCCACAAAAGGTCCTTCTTCCTCGCTACCATCATCAATGAAACCAAAAGGAACCAGTTCCTCTTCCATCTGGGATATCTTGACATCAAACATCTCCCTCGTAACATTCACTCCACAGAGGTCTTGGAAGTTGGATTCTCCAGTCATCCATGCGAACAACACCAAAGTCATTACTAGGTCATCATGCTGACCATCATCTGCTTCATAAGAATTTTTCTTGGCAATAAAGGTGGTCAGCTCCATAATGGTGTCGAAATCCTCGATCAACAACTTGTCACCTTCGACCAGTGCTTTGAGGAGGTTGCACCCAATCGATTTCACCTTCGCACTGGTTCTGATGCCGTTCTTGGGCTTGCCCACCTCTAGACCGCCAGAAAGAATTTGCCCAGATCCCACTTTCTCGACGATTGGGACCATGTTGTCATATTCAAGATCCATCTTCAAGATATCAGCAACCTGACCGCCGATGTCATTGATCTCGACCAAGATGTGTGCATCGTTATAAGATTTTCCAACCCTGTAAATCAAGTTTGGATAAACCATTGGTTGGATCTCATTGTTCCTAAAAGCAGCCACTTGTTTGTATGGAGACTCGGTGACATCAAATACACTGAACGCGTGATAATCAATCCCCTGCCCTCTTGAAACATCCACAGTGATGACGTACTTGTGGTCGTCTTTTGGTTTATCGTAGATTTTCAGACCATCTTCAGTCTTCTCTGTCGGAGATTTGTAGGCAAGACATCTCAACTTGTGCGGTGAAATGAGAGTCGCCACAGAACCGACGAAATCACATTCGAACTCGACTCTGAATTGCTCCTCTGAAGTGTTGGCGATCGTTTGCATTCGCCATGCTTCGTCTCTACCTGGCACTTGATCCCAAGTAACTTCTATAGGGACGTACTCATTCCTACCTTCAGTGGCATCGATCCACAGACGGTAAAACATGTTCAGACCCTTCGGGGTTGAAACGATGAGCACTTTGGTGCTCTGACCAGAAGAGATCGTCGGATACACAGATGAGAAGAATTCCTCAGCGACATTCGAGGGGATATATGCGAATTCGTCCAAGAAGATCATATTGAAAGATCCACCACGGACGGCAGAAGAAGAGGTAGCGGATGCTATGATCTTAGAGCCGTTTTCAAGGATGATCGACCCTTTGTTCCACTCTTCAATCCCTTGCTGCAACCATTTTGGAAGATGCTCGTATGCGATCTTCAATCGGTGCAGCAACTCCATCGCAGTCGCCTGTTTGTTGGCGAGGATGGCAACTCGGACGTCTGGGTTGAAGAGTGCATAGTGCAAAAGATACGAGATGACGGTTGTACTTTTGCCTGTCTGCCTAGGGAACTTGCAGATAATGAATCTGTTGTCGTGGATCTTTTGGATCATGTCTTGCTGGAAATCCCACGGTTCGAACTGAACAAGCCCGTGGTCCAGAGTCACAATCTTCACATAGTTGTTTATGAAATACAGAGGATCCTCAGAGCATTTGAGGTATTCTTCAACCTGCTCTTTGGTGAATTCTTGCTTTACATTGGCAGCCTTGAGATTGTGGTTGCCCAGGTATGTGTTACTCTCCTGGTTGCTCATCTACAATCTCAGCATCCAGCATTCTGTTGTTTTTAATCATACTCAGAAGCTCCTTGGTGGATCCCACATAAAGGGCGTTATTAGTCACGTGTTTTGTTTCTTCTTTTTCTTCACCAACCTTTTCGATGTCTTTGATCTGCTTGTGTAGTCCAATCAGACTTTCGTTGGCCTCGAGAGTGGTTTTTATCAACTGAGATACGACCTCGTATGCTCTAGGACTTTCTCCTTCAGAAGCAACGTTCAAGATGCCATCAATCGCGACACCAGATGTCTCGATGATGTGTTTGAGGTTATCGCGAACCATTTGATAATCCCTCTTTCTTTGATCGAAAGTGGATGCAACTGGTTCGGTGTTGTTGGTCTTGATTTCTATGGGTTCTTTTTTGACTGGTTCAATACCCAACGCATCACTGATTGGATCTTCACTCATATATCATTCCCTTCCGAATCAAAACCACCAGAGTGTCCGAGGACTCTGATCTCTGTGGTATAATCAGTAAAGTTGTCAATACCAGAAGAGGCACCAGACGGACCCGTGACACCAACGTCCACCTTCGATAGTGGGACAGTGTTACCAGAGATGCCGCTGGAGAAGCCATCAAGATAGAATGCTTCTGACTCGTAAATGGTGGCGAGAACCTTCTGGATCGGTTTGCTCGTCTTGACTGGTCCGAAGACACTGGTCTTGGCGGTAAAAGAAAAATCGATGGTGATCAACCTGTAGCCTTCAACCGCTCCTTCGTACTCTTCATTCATCAAAACACTATTCAGCACGATCGGGACGTCAACGTTCTGATTCACCTCATTGAAGTTGATTGATACAGTGAACTCTGGGGTGAAGAATGGCAAGATCTGCTCGGTGATCGACAGACCGTCTTCGACGAATTTCACCATGGCACTCAATTCGAATTCTACGTCGTATGGTACTTCTACGAAGTTGGAGTATGTGGTCGAGTTGTCTGGTCCGACCACGGTTCTCTTTTGAAGAGTATTCTTCTTTCTCGCGGGGTCATATGAGATAGAAGAGATGTTAAAACTCATTCTGGGCAATTCCATCTCAAAATCGAACTGCTGCTCATCAAGCTTTCTGATCCACTTCTCCTTGGGACCATATGCGAGTGGCACTCTGATCTCTTTATCCACGCCTCCATTTTGATCTAGTCGAATCACATAGACATTGTTGAACAGGGTGCCGAAGGCAACCGTCAGCTTCCTGATTGCTTGGTTGTAAAACTTATCAAACATCAGAAGTTACCTTCGGAGAATGGATCTCGATCGGAGAAGTTGATGAAGTCTGTTCCCTCGATCTGAATCTCTGAGTTGGAAGCAAACGGATCCTTGGTGATGTCTGCAGATGTTCCAGCAGTTGCTGCAATACTTCCAGTGACACCAGAAATACTTCCAGTCACACCACCAATCGAAAGAGTAGCACCAGCGGCTTCGAGAGTCGAAGTGCTTGCCGTCCAAGACACGACTTCTGCTGTCTTACCGTTTACATCTGTGATCACTTCGCCCACGGTGAAATTGCCACTAGAACCGCTGATGGTGTAGGAGAACACTTCATTCTTGTAAGCAGTCTCTTTATTATCTATGTCTGACCATTCCGTGTTCAGTTCCTGATAGCTGAACTCGTGGGTTTCACATGTCAATTCATATGTGTATAACTTACCCAACTGATAGAACGGGTTTTCTCTCTCGACAAAAGTGATTTC